TGGTAAATTGGGTTTGCCTTGTGCTGAACAAATGGCTAGTAAATATCAAGTAGTGGGATTTGATGTATTACCCTTTGAAAGTGAAACTGTAAAAAGTGTATCACTAAGGGAAGCCGTAGAATTTGCCGAAATGATTTTTATTGCAGTACCTACTCCTCACGTAACTGAATACGGTGGTGAAAGTCCTAGCTGTCATTTAGAACCAAAAGACTTTGACTATGATGTTGTTAAGAATGTATTAAATGAAGTAAACAAATACACTAACAAAAGTCAATTGGTTGTATTAATCTCAACAGTACTACCCGGAACTGTTCGTAGAGAACTTGAACCACTAATCAGTAACGCACGATTTATTTACAATCCATATTTAATTGCTATGGGTAGTGTAGCTTGGGATATGGTTAATCCTGAAATGGTTATCATCGGCACAGAAGATGGTAGCAAAACTGGCGATGCCGAACTGTTAATCAACTTCTACAAAGAGATTATGCAAAACAATCCTAGATATGAAATTGGTACTTGGGATGAAGCAGAATCAATTAAGATTTTTTATAACACATTCATTAGTGCTAAGGTTGGCATTGTTAATATGATACAGGATGTTGCTGAAAAATTAGGCAACATCAATGTTGATGTTGTGACCAATGCTCTTAGTTCTAGTAATATGCGTATCACTGGCCCTTCATATATGAAAGCCGGTATGGGTGATAGTGGTGCCTGTCACCCTAGAGACAATATTGCGTTACGTTGGTTAAGTAAAAACCTAGAACTTAACTATGATATATTTGAAACTATTATGTTTGCACGTGAAATGCAAGCAAAGAACATTGCAAAGAAGCTTGTAGAACTAGCTGAAAAAGATAACAAACTAATTTGGATACACGGCAAATCATACAAACCCAGTGTACCTTATATCCAAGGTAGCTATAGTTTGTTAATTGAACACTATGTAAATGAATTGGGCAAGGATGTATATTATTGTGATCCGTTGACCGGAGACACTCACCCATCTATAGATGGTGTAATTTTAATGGCACATCACGCACCCACTACATATGGTAATACAGGATTAACTGAACTAAAAACAAGTCAGAAATTCTATGCTGATATAGTGCCCGGCAGTATCATCGTTGACATATGGAGATACCTGGAACAAGAAGATGTTCCAGGTTGTACTCTTATTAAATACGGCAATACTAGAAAAAACTAAATTGTAATATCTTCCATTCCAGCAGTGCGTAGTCGAACAATATGTCCTAACTGCCACTGCTTAGAATCTAATCCTTTAAGCACACCCAACCATTTGTTTCTAAGTAATGCGACTTCGTTAATAAGTATTTCAAAGTCAATTACTTCTTGCTCACCATCAACATACTTTTCTGCATCTCGGCTTGTTAGTGCCCTATTATATGCTTCTAAGTATTTCTGAAAGTGTTTGCGTCGGATCTTGCGTAATTGAATATTTAAATAATTGAGCACCGCTTCAATCTCTTGTAATTGATTAAAACGATGTTCAGTTATTCCTGGAAGTGAGGCAATGTTTTTTTCTACTTTACCTGCTACTCTTACATCATCTTTAGCAGAAAACATCTCTAATTCATAATGGGATATGAAATCCGGGATGACTGCTAAATTTGATGTTATTTTTGTATACCAATTTGACATTTAATCCCATTCATCTTGGTCGTCATCTTCATATTCTTCGTATTCCTCGTCTTGGATGTGTGCGTCAGTGTAACCTTTTAAAGCCTTATTAATATCTTTATCTTTGAAGGCATCTTTAATATCTTCAACTTCATAATTGTTATCAATTAACAAATTAACAAGTGTGTCAGCTGCCTCACTACGTTCATTCAAATCAATGTGTGTTCGTAATGCTTCCCAAACTTCTGTAACGAAATCTAAACTCATTCTGTAATCTCCTCCTCAGGTGCTACAGTACTTATCTTTGTTGCTGATTTTACACTATACTCAGTCATAACTTTGTCTAAGCAACCATCAGTATTTGCTTCCCAAGCTTTACGAAACTTCTTAATGATTTCACCATCAAGTGTTGTATAGACTAAACTGTTACCTTCTTTCTTAACAAGTTCGGCCTTCTCAATCATATCTAATAGACCTGAATAAGGGCTCATACCTGTTTCATAAGGAATCTTAACTTGAACTGATTCAAATGGTTTCGCATAGCGAGTTTTCATAATCTTACAAGCGGCACGAATACCTCGTACATCACTAATCTTATTACCATCTTCATCTTCTTTAAGTTTCAATTTCTTCATAGCAACAACGATACTTGATGCGTAAACGAAACCTTGACCACCACTGATTTTATCATCTGGGTCAAACATATCTTGACTAGCATATGTGTGATTAGTAGCGACTAAGCCAATACCCAATGAACCAAACATATTAACACAGTTACGAACAAGTGCTGTTAGTGCTTTAGGCTTACGACCCATATCACCTTTCATATCACCTGCTTCAAACTGATTTACGTCAGTCGGTGTTAACAACATACCTAATGAGTCAACAACAAACAATACCTTAGGACGATCTGTTTCTGGTAGTGCTTTGTAATCTTTAACGAACATAGAAATAGTTTTTCCTACTTCGTCAATCATTGCCATATTAAGTTTAAGCAACTTACTGTCGTCAGTACTTACACCTAATGCGTGTAGCCACGCTTCGTCAAGGGCGTTCTCAGAGTCAACTAAGACTACAAAGATTCCTTGTTGTTGTGCGTGTCTAACGAGGTTTCCTGAACAGATGAACGATTTTCCTGCGCCTGACTCTCCGGCAAAGACAGTAACTTTACCAAGAGGTACGCCTTTATTAAAGTCGCCGCTAATGAGATAATTGAGAGCATAATTTCCTGTCGAGATCCAATCAGTAGGGTCGTTAAATCCTATTGATAGACCTTCAATACTTTTTGTAATGTCCTTGCGGAACTTACTAATATCAAAAGGTTTTCCCATTTTAATTATCCACTTCCATTGCTAATGCTTCTTTGATTACTGAAAAAAGTTCTTCTTCAGTATTACAAAGAATTTTACAATTCTTCCAATCATTCTCGGTATCTCTTCCACCTACTTCAATCATAAAGCCGTTATCGTAACGATTGACGGTGAATGATTCATTTACTTTGTTTAATTTTTCTAAGTATTTCATTTTGTTTCCTTATTTGTGTATTCCGTTGCTATACATTTTATCATTAAATGATACTTTATCAAGATAGTCTGGGCACTTATCTGCGATATTATCTAATTCATAATCATTAGGATAATGCCTTAATGCGGCACGTGCCCGCTCTCTAATCAAGCTTGGAACTCTAGGTGTGCGACCTGGGTCGCACAGTTCTTCCAACAGTTTTTTACCCTGCTTAATAGCACGGTAACGTTCGTCTGGTAATGTCATTGGATGTTCTCCTTAGGCAGGGAGACTAAGCTCCCTGTTACCCATTAAGACTTGTTTTGTCTAGCACGAATCATTGCTAGAATGTCTTGCGCTTTATCACTTGATGCAGTCTGGGTTGGTACTACGACTGGTGCTGTTGTTTCAGCTTCGTCACCATCCCAAGGTGCTGTAGTTGACTCTGCTACGGGTGCAGTTGCGGGTGTGCTAGTTACAGTAGTCACTGTTTGTTTTTCCGCGGTCGCGCCTGCAGGTGCCTCTAAGCCCCAAGGACGATAGTAGTTACCCCAACGCTCTAAGTCATACTCATCACCATTGACGCTTGCTTCAAACATTTCTTTGATGACACGCAATTCTGCTTCACCGGGCTTCTTAGGCAAGAATGTTGAAAGGTCAAATAATCCGTGTGCGTCAATTGCGGCTTGCTCAGTTTCTGTCAATGCAGATTCTTTACGTGCCCAAGTGCTAGTTGAATAATCAGCATAGCCACCTTTACTTGTCTTAACAATACGGAAGTCAAGACCACGCATTAAGTCTGTTGGCAATTCTTCCATCTCAGGATCCATCAAACTAGATTTAATGATGCTGAAGATTTGTGGGCTGATAACGAATCTGCGAATTGGATTAGCAGGTTGCTTGTCATCACCTAGTGGGTTTGTGCGAACAAAACCTTGGAATAGATAACTACGTTTCTTCCAATACTTGTTTGCTGTCTCTTTAAGACTTTCATCTTTGTACCAAGGACGAACTTCTGCCAATACTGGGCAAGTTTCACCTGTTCCATACATTTCAATACACGGTACTTGGACCTCGACACGTTTCATTTCTGAATTGCCTTTAACTCCATTGAACGGTAGTTTAATGATTTGACGCTCAACCCAAAAGAACTCATTCTTAGTATTACCATCTGGTAAGAAACGAATTACGGCGTTAGTGCCTTCGTCCATATTCCAGTGGGGATAAATTGAGTTATCTGATTGGGTGTTAGAACCCTTGTTGTTTGATTTGTTTTCTTGTGCCGCGATACGAGCACGAATGTCTGCTAATGATGCCATGATAATATTTCCTTATAAAATTGAGATGGTCTCGTTTTTTAATATTCGCTACTTCCCTATGAAGTAACTAACATAAGAGATAGTATAGCATTACTAACTCTCAATGTCAATAGTATTTATCCCGTTTGTGGGTAAACACATTTTTTCTGCAGGGTTTTTAACCCTTTTTGATGTAGCTTAAACCGATTACATTATCCAACATACGTTCGTATGTTTTTTCTA